GCGATCATCAAACTGATGGCTCGTGCTCTGTACCGCATCCCCAACATGTCGATGGGTCGTGCCGCGTTCTACATGAACCGCACTGTCCACTCTGGCTTGTCGATCGCGGCTTTGGACAAGAGCCAGTATGTGTTGAAGATCAATGAAGGCTTGAGCCAGTTCGGTATGCCTTACTCTTGGCTGTCCTTCCTGGGCGTTCCGCTCCGTCGCGTTGATGCTCTGCTCAACACCGAAGCGGCCATTTCTTAATTGGTCAACTTAACCCTGAAAGGATCAAACCATGATTACCGATAAATTGCTCCGCGTCTCTACTGACCAAGCCGTGACCACGACTGCTGTGTCGACTGATACTGTCGACCTGTCTGTCGCTCGCGACATGGGTGAAGGTGGCGACCTCTACATGAACTTCGCAATGACTGAAGCCTTCGCTGGTGGTACCTCTACCAACTTCGAAGTGATCATCGCTGACAACGCCGCTTTGTCGAGCAATGTCGTGGTGATTGGCGCTTCCGGCGCGATCGTGACTGCTGACCTGACTCTTGGCAAGAATGTTGCCGTGCGTCTGAACCCGCAGATCGCTTCGCTCGGCAAGCGTTACCTCGGCGCTCGCTACACTGTGTCTGGCACCAACTCGGCTGGTAAAGTTACCGCCGACATGGTGATGGATGTTCAGGACGGCAAGAAGTTCTACGCTTCTGGCTTTACCGTAGTCTGATAAGGAGAATTGCACATGCCTAAATACCGAGTGATCGCACCCTGCTTCGTCAACAACGGCCTTCGCAATGAGGGCGAGATCGTCGACTACGATGGTCCTGCTGGATCTGCGCTGGTGCCTGTCGATGAAGAAGGCAATGAGGCCAAAGCCGAAACCTCTGGAAAGAAGTGGACGCCCAAGGCCAAGCGTGAACCGGTCGAAGGCTCCGTGTAATCCTTCCTGATCGGAAGCCGTAAGTCACGGGGGGCCGCTGGGAAACCACGGCCCCCTTTTCACATTAGGAGGCCATGATGGCATCAGTTGTCGACATCTGTAACCTTGCGCTGGCGCACCTCGGCGACAACGCCACCATCGCAAGTATTGACCCGCCCGAGGGTTCTGCGCAGGCAGAGCACTGCCAACGCTTTTACCCAATCGCTCGAGACACTTTGTTCGAAATGCATAGTTGGTCTTTTTCGACCAAGCGTGCATATGGAGCCGAAGTGACCAACGATTGGCCTATGTGGGAATACGCCTATGCCATGCCCGGGGATGCAATGGACATCATTGCGGTGTTGCCTCCAGAAGCAAAGGATGACTACAGCACAAATTTCAACCCGCAAACTTATCCAGATTTTTATACGAACTATTCGCCGTCTGTTGTCGCTGGCCAATATGTTCCGCAAAGATTTGCAATTGAAGTCGCTGAAGACGGATCTGAAATTGTTTTGACCAATCAGCACCAGGCTGTGTTGCGTTATCAAGCAAAGATCACCGACCCAACAAAATTTTCTCCGCTGTTCACTATCACTTTGTCGTGGCATCTTGCATCGATGCTGGCTGGTCCTGTGATCAAAGGTGATCAAGGCGCCGCAGAAGCAAAGCGATGCGTGGCCATGATGAACCTGTACTTGGCCAAAGCCATGGAAGCAGATTCAAATGCACGCAAGATCAAACCAGAGCAGATCGTGCCCTGGATTGCCGGGAGATAAGACATGCCGAATGTACGCACACTGCAACGCTCTTTTGCTGGCGGCGAAATGTCGCCAGAGATGTTTGGGCGCATCGATGATGTGAAGTATCAAACCGGCGCGGCCACCATGAAAAACTTCATGGCCACGCCTCAAGGCCCAGCAGAAAACAGACCTGGCTTTGCGTTCGTGCGTGCAGTCAAGAACAGCGCCAAGCGTACACGCTTGATCCCATTCACCTACTCGACCACGCAGACCATGGTGATCGAACTTGGCGAGGGCTACATCCGCTTTCACACGCAGGGCGCCACGCTCATGTCTGGCGGCGTGCCATACGAGATCGCAAACCCGTACGCAGAAGCAGACCTGTTCGACATCCACTATGTGCAGTCCGCTGATGTGATGACGCTGGTGCATCCCAACTATGCGCCGCGTGAACTGCGCCGACTGGGCGCCACCAACTGGACGCTGACGACGATCAACTTCGGGTCACCGATCGCAACACCCACTGGTGTGACGGCCACCAGGTACATACCTGCGTCGTCATCGACCAATGCCGACACCTACGAGACGATGAGTTATGTCGTCACCGCCGTGGCATCCGATGAGGTTGGCGAGTCCACCGCATCGTCTGTTGCAAGCGTGACCAACAACATCTATGTGACCGGCGCGACCAACACCATCTCGTGGTCTGCTGTTACCGGTGCCGCACGGTATCGCGTCTACAAACTGTTGGGGGGTCTGTATGGTTACATCGGAAGCACGACCGGCACGAGCATCGTTGACAACAACATCGCGCCGGATCTGTCGATTACTCCTCCCAACTACGACAACGAATTCACCAGCGCAAGCAACTACCCAGGCGCAGTCTCGTACTTCGAACAGCGTCGCTGTTTTGCTGGCACGATCAATGAGCCACAGAAGATCTGGATGACCAAGTCTGGCACTGAGTCCAACCTCAGTTATGGCCTACCCATCCGCGACGATGACCGCATCGAATTCCGCGTGGCCGCTCGTGAAGCAAACACCATCCGCCACATCGTTCCGCTAACTCAGTTGCTGTTGCTGACTGGGTCTGCTGAGTGGCGAGTGTCATCGCTCAACAGCGACGAGATCACGCCTAACACGATTTCCGTTCGACCACAGTCGTACATCGGTTCATCGAATGTTCAACCGGTGATCATCAACAACGCGCTTGTTTACTGCGCCGCACGCGGTGGCCATGTGCGCGAACTGGGCTACAACTGGCAGGCCAACGGATTTATCACAAACGACATGTCGATCCGGTCTGCGCACCTGTTCGACAACTTTGAGATCAGCGACATGGCATTTGCTAAAGCGCCAATGCAGATGATCTGGTTTGTGTCTTCGTCTGGCATGTTGCTTGGCCTAACCTATGTTCCTGAACAGCAGATCGGCGCCTGGCACAAGCACGACACCGATGGCGTGTTTGAGTCCTGCACGGTCGTGGCCGAGGGCAACGAGGACCGGCTGTATGTCGTGGTCAAGCGCGTGGTCAACGGAAGCACGGTGCGTTACATCGAGCGCATGGCCAGCCGCCACTTTGATTCGATCGAGGACGCGTTCTTTGTTGACTCAGGTGCAACATACGACGGCACCAACACCACGGCCAGAACGATCACTGTGAGCGGCGGCACGACCTGGGGACCGTCTGACATCCTGACCCTTACGGCTTCGAGTGCTTTATTCACTTTCCCAGGAACCAGTGATGTCGGAGACGCTATTGTGCTGACCGACTCGGCTGGCAACAAATACCGCCTCACGATTCGATCCACGACCTCCACAACGGTCGCAACGGCTCGGGTGGATGTCACCCTACCTGCGGCCCTGAGAAACGCCGCCACGGCCTCCTGGTCGTTTGCCAGGAACACGATCAGCGGCCTGACCTGGCTCGAGGGCAAGACCGTCTCGATCCTGGCCGACGGCGCCGTCCAGCCGCGCAAGGTGGTGACCAGTGGCTCGATCACGATCGACCGGGCCGCGAGCATCATCCACATTGGCCTGCCGATCACGGCTGACCTGCAAAGCCTGCCGCTGGCCATGGGCATCGACAACGGCATGGGCCAAGGCCGATACAAAAATGTCAACAAGGCCTGGCTCCGCGTGTACCAGTCCTCCGGCATCTTCATTGGGCCGAACGCTAACAACCTGGTCGAGGCCAAGCAACGGACCACCGAGCCGTACGGCACGCCGCCTGAACTCAAGACCGAAGAGATCCAGATCATGCTGACCCCGTCTTGGCTGGACAGCGGCCAGGTGTTTGTGCGGCAGAGCGACCCTCTGCCACTGACGATTGTCGGCATGACGCTCGAGGTTGCGATCGGTGGGTAAAGGTACCCGTAAGATCACTCGGCCTGAGTAATGTTCAACCAAGCAAGAAACCTGGTGCTGTGGAGGTAAGGTCAACACAGTCTTCCAAGCCCAGGTCAAACAGGAGATTTGACACATGGCAACCTTTTTGACGCCTGCTCAAGCAAGCCAACTGGGCGGGATCTTCGCCGTCGGCGGCGCCATCCAAGGCGCGATCGGCTCCTACTTCAACGCCAAGAGCCAGCAACTACAACTCGAGTCGCAGGCCTCGAGCCTGGAGTTCCAGGCAGACATGTCGCGGCTCAACGCCGTGCAGGCCGAGTTCACTGCCCAGCAGATCATGCGTGCTGGCCAACTGAAGCAAGGCCAAGTCAGCCTGCGTGCTGGAAAAATCAAGAGTTCACAGCGTGCATCGCTGGCCGCTCGAGGTATCGACCTGGGAGTGGGCAGTGCTGTTGAGACGATCGCAACAACCGACCTCATGAAAGAGATCGACATGCTGACCGTCAACTCCGAGACGGTGCGCAGTGCCGAGGCCGCACGACT